TTAAAAAAGCAACCAATACCAAAAAAATCAAAAGAAGTAAAAACAAAAAAAGAAGCAGTTAAATCTGCAGCTGCAAATATTAGAAAAAGAATTAGGAAATGAAAAAATTTTTTATTATAATAATTATATGTCCATTAATAAGTTTTGGACAATTAGCAGATACTTGTTTTACAAGCGATGAAATAATAGATATATCAGAAACATTAGATTCTTTATATTATATGGATTCACTCAATAATAAAATTATTACAGAACAAGACAATTTAATATCTGATTTAGAAACTATTATAAGATTAGATTCTATTGAATTAATATATACGAATATAAAATTGAAATTATTAAACGAAAATATAGATTTGTATATTGAAAGAGAAAAACATTTAAGGCCAAAATGGTATGATCATAAAGCAATATGGTTTAGCACTGGTATATTAACTACTCTATTCACAGGAAAAATGATCGTTAAAGTTATCAATTGAGTAATACAAACGATATAAAAAAGATAATACAAGAACAATATTTAAAATGTGCAGAAGATCCTGTTTATTTTATGCGACAATATTGTTATATCCAACATCCAACAAAAGGAAAAATTAAATTTAATTTATTTCCATTTCAAGAAGAGTCATTAACAACGTTACAAGAAAATCGTTATAATGTAATTCTTAAATCTAGACAGTTAGGAATATCAACTCTATCAGCAGGTTATGCATTATGGTCAATGCTATTTAATGAAGATTTCAATGTTTTAGTTATAGCTACAACTCAAGACGTAGCAAAAAACTTAGTAAGCAAAGTTCAGATAATGAATGAAAATTTGCCAAGTTGGTTAAAAACTAATATTGTTACAAATAATAAATTATCATTAAAATTTGCAAATGGCTCTCAAATAAAAGCAATTTCAAGTTCATCAACAGGCGCACGGTCAGAAGCATTATCATTATTAATAGTTGACGAAGCTGCATTTATTAGAAATATTGAAGAAATATGGGTAGCATCGCAAGCAACATTATCAACTGGTGGTGGAGCTATTGTATTATCTACTCCAAATGGTATTGGTAATTGGTTTCATCAGACATGGGCAGATGCTGAAAACGGAATCAATGGATTTGAAACAATAAAACTAGATTGGAAATTACATCCAGAACGTGATCAATTATGGCGAAATGATCAAACTAAATTATTAGGAGAAAGAGGAGCAGCTCAAGAATGCGATTGTGATTTTATATCATCTGGACATACAGTTGTTGATGGATCAATATTACAAGAGTTTGAATTGAAATGTGAAGAACCAGTAGAAAAAAGAGGTTTTGATAACGGATATTGGATATGGGAATATCCAGACTATACTAGAAATTATATAATAGTAGCAGATGTAGCACGTGGAGATGGTGCTGACTGGTCAACATTTCATGTTATTGATGTAGAAACAATACGACAAGTAGCAGAGTATAAAGGTAAGCTTCCACCTAAAGATTTTGGTAATATGCTAGTAACAGTTGCAACCGAATGGAATAATGCATTATTAGCAATAGAAAATGCCAATATTGGTTGGGCAGCAGTTCAGCCTGCTCTCGATAGAGGATATGAAAACTTATTTTACACCTATAAAGATGATGGATATGTAGACTTAGAAGTCCAACTATTAAAAGGATATGATATAAAAGATAAAACAAAAATGGTGCCTGGCGTGTCTACTACGTCCAGAACAAGACCATTAATGATTTCAGCATTAGAAATGTATATGCGTGAAGGAACACCTGTTATTAAATCAAAAAGATTAATACAAGAATTATTTGTATTTGTTTGGTTAAATGGGAAAGCTCAAGCACAAGTAGGTTATAATGATGATTTGGTAATGGCGTATGCCATTGGGTTATGGCTACGAGATACTAGTTTAAAATTAAGACAACATGGAATTGACTTAAATAAACGAGCATTAGAACAAGTACAAAAAACAGATACTACAATTTACACCGGGAATACTACAAATTCAGATGACACTTGGAAATGGAATAATGGTGAAAATGATGAAAATTTAACATGGCTTCTGTAGTAAGTTATATTTATATATAAATAAAAAAGAAACAATATGGCGTCTTTAAGAAAACGTTTACAAAATTTATTCTCTACTAATGTAGTAGTACGTAAATTTGGAAAAGATCGACTTAAAATAGTTGATACAAATAGATTACAATCTACTGGAAATTTATCTCAAACTAGATTAGCAGATCGATATAGTAGATTACACGGATCTAGAAAACATGCCGGCGGCTCATATGGAGGATATGATTCAAATCATTATGCTCAACAAAATCGTATGCAGTTATATACTGATTATGAAATGATGGATAAAGATCCTATAATATCATCTGCATTAGACATATATTCAGACGAATCATCATTAGCAGATCAATTTGGAGAAATATTAACAATTAAAACAAATAAAACTCCAATTCAAAAAATATTACATAATTTATATTATGACATATTAAACATTGACTTTAATATGTGGCCATGGATTCGAAACCTATGTAAATATGGTGATTTTTATTTAAAATTAGATATTGCAGACGGACTTGGAATAATGAGTGCCAGACCGTTTTCTGCTTATGAAATAGAAAGATTAGAAGAATTTGATGAAGAAACTGGAGAGTACAAGATTAAGTTTAGACATCAATATACCGAAATGAGTGAATATGAAGTTTTTGAAATTGCTCATTTTAGAATGATTTCAGATTCTAATTTTTTGCCATATGGTAGATCAATGTTAGAAGGAGCTAGACAAGAATTCCAAAAATTAATGATGCTTGAAGATGCAATGTTAATTCATAGAATAATGAGAGCACCTGAAAAACGTATTTTTAAAATAGATATTGGTAATATTCCACCAAATGAAGTAGACTCATTTATGGAAACAATCATTAATAAAATGAAAAAAATTCCATATGTAGATAAAAATACAGGAAATTATAATTTAAAGTTTAATTTAAATAACATGTTAGAAGATTATTACTTACCTGTTAGAGGTGGGAATAGTCAAACACAAATTGATACATTACCAGGAATGACTTTTACCGGAATTGAAGATATTGAATATGTAAAAAATAAAATGATGGCTGCTTTAAAAATACCTAAACCATTTTTAGGATTTGATGAAGGAGTTGAAGGAAAAACTACATTAGCATCAATGGATATTAGATTTGCTAGAACAATTGAACGAATACAAAAAATTGTTGTTTCTGAATTAGTAAAAATAGGAATTATACATTTATACTCACAAGGGTATGAAGGAGAAGACTTAGTAGGATTTGAGTTAGAATTAACTGCACCATCTATTATTTATGATCAACAAAAAGTTGCATTAATGAATGAAAAAATTCAATTAGCAACATCGATGAAAGATTCAAAACTCGTTTCAGATAAATATATTTATGAATATATATTTAATATGTCCGAAGATCAGTGGTTAGAAGAACGTAATAACGTCGTAGAAGATCTTAAATTAAGATTCCGTCAAAATCAAATTGAACAAGAAGGAAATGATCCAACATTAACAGGAGTATCGTATGGCACTCCTCATGATATGGCTTCATTACATATGAGTTCAGATAATCCAGAAAATAAAGATAAAGGTGGTCGCCCACCCGAAGGAATTAAATATGGACAACATGCTAATGAATTTGGATGGGATCCAACCGGTGCTAAAACAATAAAGCAAGGTACAGATCCTAAAAACTTTGATACCACATTTAAACCAGACACTAGAATGAGGGGTAAAGTAACTAAAGCAACTGCTATGGAACATGCTAGTATACTTAAAAATTTAAACTCACAAAAATCAAAAGTATTAAACGAAACAGATAAAAATTCAAATAATTCTTCTTCTTTATTAGATGAAGATAATATTTTATAATTAAACCATATTTATATGAAAAGGACTATGTATTAACCTGATGAAAAATTTAAAACATTCTAAGTATAAAAATACAGCTATACTTTTTGAAATATTAGTAAGAAAATTAACATCTGAGTCATTGACTACGGATAAATCTTTAACAATTAATATTATCAAAAAATATTTTGGAAAAAACACTGAACTATCAAAAGAATTGCAGTTATATAATTCTTTAATTAAAGAACAATTAACATCAGAAGCACAAGCATTAGACTTTATTCGTACATGTACATCTGCTCATGGTCAATTAAATAGCACTCTTTTAAAAAGACAGCGATACAATTTAGTTAAAGAAATTTCAGAAAATTTTAATTTTACAAAAATATCAAAAATTAGAATTAATAATTATAAAACATTAGCTTCTGTATATAAAATATTTGAATATAATGAAGTTGATAATCCTAAACAATTATTAGAGTGTAAAACCGAAATTGTAGGACATATATTAATACACGAAGAGAAGAAACCACAACTTGACACTATAATTGAAGCATATAAATCACAAAGTACCGATACAAGATTATTGTCATATAAATTATTAATAGATAAATTTAACGAAAAATATTCAGGATTGAATGAAAGTCAAAAAAATCTTCTTAATCAATATATTACACACGTTAACGACACTGAACAATTAAAACAATATTTTAGTAAAGTTATACCGTCAATTAAAAAAGAATTAAAAGAGCAAGTATCATTAGTAACAGATAAGGCAACAAAAATTAAAATAAATGGATTATCTAAAATGTTATGTAATGTTGAAACCATAAAAGTTGTTAAAGAATCTCATGTTTTATCATTATTAAGATATTATGATTTAATAACTGAATTAAAGAAAGTAAATAAATGAAATCTTTTTTACAAGAAATAGAATCAAAGTTTAAAGAAATAAACGAAAAAGATTGGGATGGCGATGGCGAACAAGAATCTGCTAAAGACGAATATATGGGCGTCAAAGATAAAGCTATCAAAAAAGCAATGAAAAAAGAAGATGCTAAGCCTGACTTCTTAGATTTAGATGGTGATGGAGATACTGAAGAAGATATGAAAGATGCTGCTAATGAAACTATAAAAACATCAGATCCAGACGCCGCTGCAGCATTACAAAAAAAGAATCCAGATGCTGACATTGAATTAACAGAAGATGAAATAGCAGAAATGAGTACGACTGGTGGTGTAGCAGGATATCAGACACCATATGCATTTTCAAAGCCAGGATCTAAAAAGAAAAAATATAAATGGTCATCTGTTTCAGAAGCAATGGATCTAAAATATGAAAAATTAATTGAATCATATTCAAAGTTTTCAACCGGCAATCCAAAATCAACTCCTTCACAAACAGTTAATGGTACTATTAAAGAAGTAGCAAAAAAATTACAAGAAATAGAACAATTAGTTAAATATACATCTAGATTAAAAAATGAATCTGGTATAGCTGGATCAACATATAAAAAATCAACTCATACCGCATTAAATAAAATTTCAGAAAGATTATTAAAAATTTCAGAAAGAGTGAGAAGTTTAGGAGAATAATATGAGTAAATCATTATTAGTTGAATATATGCCATTTAAACCAATTGGCACAGTTAATGAAGACATTGGCGCAAAATTTGGTGTACCAGGCGGATTAGTTGTACAAGGAGTATTACAACGTGCTGGAGCTAAAAATCAAAACGGTAGAGTATATCCAAAAAATATACTTAATCGAGAAGCTCAAAAATATCAAAAAGAATATATTGAACAAAATAGAGCACTTGGAGAATTAGATCATCCCGAGTCTTCAGTTGTTAATTTAAACAATGTATCTCATAATATTTTAAAAATGTGGTGGGATGGCGATGATTTAAAAGGAGCAGTACAGATATTAGAAACCCCTAGCGGTCAAATATTAAAAGCTTTATTTGATGCCGGTATTACATTAGGTATATCAAGTAGAGGATTGGGATCAGTAAAAGAATTATACAAAGAATCTGCCGTAGAAGTTCAAGAAGATTTTGAATTAATATGTTTTGACTTTGTATCTAACCCATCGACTCATGGAGCATTTTTAAGACCAATGACTGAGTCGGTTAATAAAAATTTAAGAACTAATTATTTAAAAGTAAATGAAATTATTACATCAATCTTATGTGATGATGGAAAATGTAGGATTTAATCATGAGAATAAAAGAAATATTAGAAGCATTAGAAAACGAACCAATACAAATATCAAAAGAAAAAAAGCGTGAATTTGTTGAATCTGTAAAAGAATATTCACAATTAGGTGACGCTGTATATGGTAAAGGTAATCTTCAAGAATTATGTGAACGTATTAAGACTATGGTTGAAATGGCTCAACAAGTAACATTAGCAGAAGGCGATTGGTTTGATGGCATTACTGTTAATCGACACATGAAAGGTTTAAATGAATCATATAAAGTGTTTGAAAAAACAGCTAAAGAAATTTCTCAACTACAAGAAAGAATGTCTGCAGCATATGAAGATATAGGACAAGGTTTAAGTAAATATTTTGAAATTAAATAATTGGATCTTTAACAAATAATTATTATAATATATAGGAAACAAATGGCAAAATTTGATAAAATGTATCACGATTTTTTTGGAATAAAACCTCAATTAAACGAAGCGGATTTAGTAAATAAGATATCTGACTACAGAGGAGGATTTCTTTATAAATTAATTGATCCGGCAACAGCTGGAAATGTAAAAGCAGATATACAAGCATTTTTAAATAAAAAAGCTATGCATGTTATTAAAACAAAATTTCAAGATGAAAATGGAAAAGGATTTTTTTATGTTAGATTGGGAGAAGATCCAGCTAAAGAATCACAACGAATACAGGGATTTATAAGTCAATTACCTGAAGTTGAAAAATTTTCATTTACATTAAAGCCAATACAAAAACAAGTTACAAAATAAACCCCAAATATATGAATAAAAAATTAAAACAACATCAAACAATTATTCCAGGACATAGTATAGGATCAAGCGTAGTTGATAAAGATATAAACTTTGCACTACGTAATTGGAAACGAAAATTAAAATTTGCAGACACATTAACTATTCTTAAAGATAAAAAAGAATTTATTAAACCTAGTGTTACAAAAAGACAACAAATGATTCAAGCTAGTTACAAACAACGAATGCAATCATTAAATGATCAAGATTAAATAGCATTTTGTTAAAATTTATTTAAGCAATAAAAGCCCTAGCAGAAATGTTGGGGCTTTTTTACTGTTTTTTTACTTCGCTTATATTTATTTAAAATACGTTATCAATCTATATAACGTCATATAACAATATAATCTTATTAAGATTCACAATAATCTTATTTCCAAAACATAAATTTAAGGAGAAAACAATGGCAAAATCTGATTTGCTTAAAGAAGCAATCGCAGATGCTAAAGCTGTTAAAG